TCTTAAAGCGCGCAAAGAAGGTTTTAGTTCTTATATTCTCGGAATGTTCTCAACAGACTTTCTTGTCGCAGATTATCCTATTGCTTCTGTTTGTATAGCAGATACTAAGGACGAAACTAAGAAGCTATTCAATCGGGCAAAGTTCTTTCTCAATTCAGCTCTAGGCCAGCAGGACAAATCCTTGGAAGATATTTGCGAAGTCTATAGCAATAACGAAATTACTAACAGAACGAATGGTGCATCCTTTTGGATTGGTACAGCCGGAGCAAAGACAGCGCCTAGGGTTGAATCAGTTCAGAACTTACACTTCTCAGAAGCGGCCCATTTTCCTGACACAGATATAATTACTGCTCGGGAAACAATTGAAGGAGCTTTGCAGATGGTTGATCAAGGAATAGGGAAGATCTTTATTGAGAGTACGGCCAGAGGTTACGGCAATTATTATCAGGATCTTTGGGCAATGGCAGAAGATTATCAATCAGAGTTCCGGTCCGTCTTTTTCTCAGCAGAACAATTGTATTCTAAGGAATGGTTACTACAGAAGGAAAAGTCTTTTACATCAAGAGAAATGTATTTGCAGGAATATCCCAATACTCCTGAAGAAGCCTTTAAGAGTACCGGTTCAAAGTTCTTTGATACAAGAGCAATTAATTATCAGCAGGCTTTTATTCGTAATCCAATTATGCAAGGGAACATGTCAGCAGGAGGGGAGTTTATATCAATATGAAACCAGAAGAAATAATCTCAGAAGTCTTAAGGATGGTGGCATCTCAGGCAAAGGTTGGAACCAGCTTGATAGAGCTGGACAGAATCGCAGAGAATGCTATTACAGTCATGGGAGCTACGCCTTACAACAAAGGTTATTATCCTAAATGGGCAGCAGCGCCTTATCCGGCTACTCTTTGCTTGGGAGTGAATGATACTATTGCTCATGGTGTACCGGACAATACAATCTTAAAAGACGGTGACATTCTTTCAATTGATTGCGGAATTAAGATTAACGGAGTTTGTGGAGATGCGGCTTTAACTATTCCAATTGGTAAGATAGAGAACAGGCAGGAAAGACTTCTCAGATATGCTAAGCGCGCTCTCTACGCAGGAATTGAAGTAATCAAAGATGGAGTTCAAGTCAATGAGATCGGGGAAGCAATTGAAAAATACGCTAAGCAAATGGGTTATGTTGTCAATAAGAATCTCAAAGGACATGGAATAGGCAGGGAGATGCACGAATATCCTACAATCAAGATGTGTTCCACTTATCCTTATGAGGAAAGCCAGATACTTAGGGCCGGAATGGTTATCTGCTTGGAACCTTTTCTTACTTTCAAAGATGCTTACGGCTACATGTTGCCTGATGGTTGGACAATTAAAACTAGGGATGGCAGGCCTTCAGCAATCTTTGAACATATGGTTGAGGTAACAACGACAGGCTATAATATTTTAACCAATCACATCGTAATGTAGTTAAAACCTGCATTATAATGCATACATCATAATGTTTTATCTTTATCGTCCCTTAGAAGCTCAAGAAGAAATTGTCATTGGTGCTGATGTAGGAGAAGGAATATCCTATTGTTCTGCTGTTGGCATTTCTAAGCGCCACAAAGATATTCCTTTGATCTATCATGCCAGAGTTGAATCAACTCAGTTTGGCTACGAGCTAGACAAGATGGGTTCTTACATCAGACTTAAGACCGGCGAACTTCCTTTGATTGCAGTTGAAAGAAACATTGGGGCCGCGACAATAGCAAAGCTTCGGGATCTGCAATATCCTTTGGACAGACTTTACAGACAAAAGACAGTTGACAGAATTACTAATCAAGAAGCAGAAAGAATTGGTTGGAATACTGATTCAAGCAACCGGCGCAAGATGCTTGATGATTTATCCTTATCGCTTCGCAATTACGAACTAAGGGTTTACGACAAGCAGATTCTTAAAGAGATGCTTACCTTTGTTGTCAATGAAAGGACAGGACAACCTAAGCATGAAAGAGGCAAGTTTGATGATTTAATCATGGCTTTAGCAATTGGCTGGCAGATGATGGGAATTAATATTGCAACTTCAACATGGGCGCAAACTAAACCACAAGAAGCAAATCCAAAGAGAATGCCGGCCACAGCTGAAGGCTTTATCGTTGAGAAGTTTCAGGAAAAGAAAGATTGGAGATCGGCAGCCTAAGTTTCTTAAGCCAGCAGATTATACAAAAGCTTTCAAGCTTGTTAAAGATTCCTTGGGTATCTATACGCTGAAATGCAAGGTTGCCTTTGCCACAAGATGAACAATAGAGTGTCCTTGTCGGCTCGTTATAAGAAGTTTCTATATGATAATTATTGCTCAATGTTTTCACACTATATTAATTATTGCCTATTGACATTTATATAGCAAGAGTTAATAATTATTGGTAGAAGGGTGTGGAGTAAGTTGTTTTTACTATGCCCGATAATGATACAAATCAAACAGAAGGACCTCTTGCAACAACAGACTACTACACAATAGCAGATTCTGATGCGAACCTCGTCAAAAAAATTAATAGTTTCTTATCCACAAACAAACCTGATCATGAAAAAAGAGTAGAGGAAGGCAAGCGCAATGAAAGATATTGGGGAGATGATCAGCTCAAAGGTATCTCACTTCGCTGGCACAACTCAAGGATTGTTCAGAATAGAATCTATTTAGGAGTTGAAACAATGGTTCCAATCATGACTTCAAAACCGGCTGAGCCAATTGTATCCGCAGCTAATGATAAAAAGGTTTCCAAAGAATCCGCAGATAAGCTAGGCAAAATGCTTATTTATAAATACGATAATGATAACCAGCAATTACTATTTCAAACTATATCACGCCACCTCTTATTGAATAAGATAGGTGTTCTTAAGATTATTTGGGATGATGAGATTGACGATTACTACATTGATTTTGTTCATCCTAACAAGGTAGTTCTATCTTCAACCGGTTATAGAAACGAGGATGTTGAAGTAGCAGAGTATTTAGAGAAGCCATTGCATGAGCTTATAAAAATGTATCCTGATAAAGAACAAGAGTTGTTGGGAAACTTTGCTCCGGGCATTACTGCACCTGAAGCAGTCTTGGGAACTCCTGTTGGATTCTGGGAATACTGGCCTGCAAATGGGGAATACTTAGTTTGGAAGATGCAGAATGTAATTCTTCAGAAGAAACTTAATCCTTATTTCAAATGGAAAGAAAGCGAAGATGGTAAAAAAGCAGAGAACAAATTAACTTCTGCTAATCACTTTAAATATCCGCGCAAACCTTATATGTTCTTCAATTCTCAGAATCTAGGTAGGCATATTTGGGATGATACAACTCCGGTTTCACAATGTATTCCAATTCAAGATGGAATCAATTTACTGCATAGAATCATTACGGATACTGCAGCTGATCAGGGAATACTTATTGGAGCGCAAGAGTTTATTGGAATGGAAGAACTATATAAATATACCGGCGGTCCGGCAGAAAAGCTAAGCGTTAAGGGTGGGGATGCAACAAGAGCTTTGCATAGACTTCCTCCGAAACAACTTCAGCAGGGATTGATGGATATGTTGCTTCATTTGGAAGCAGCTGCAGATAACATCATGGGAACTCATTCAACTACCAGAGGAGAAAAAAGCAGTAATCCAACTTTTGGTCAGGATCAAATGGCAAAGGAATCAGACTACGGAAGGATTGATGGAATTGTTAGAGGCTTAGAAAAGGTAGCAGACGAACTTTATAATTGGGAAGCTCAGATGATGAAGATCAAATACACAAAGGATCATTACATGTCTGTTCTTGGAGGACAAGATGCGGCAATTATGGATAAATTCAAAGGAGATAATGTTGAAGACAATATTTCAATTACAGTCAAGCAAGGCTCTACGCTTCCAACAGATAAGGTCAGCCAAAGGAATGATGCAATTGAAATGGCAAAAGTCAATAAGATTGACGATATAACCTTCTTTGAGAGAATGGACTTCCCGAATCCAAGAGAATCTGCTAAGAGATTATTTATGCAGATAAAATATCCTGAGATGTTATTCCCTGAAATTAAAGAAGAATTAAAAAAGGATGCAGAGGCTAAAGCTAAGAAAGGCGAAGGGGATGGCTCAGTTCAACCTCCGGCTGATCAAGTAAACGCAGCATTGGCAGGAGGAGCAGGAGCGCCAGTCGTACCTACTCAGCCTAAAGTTCCGCAACCGCCATTAATGTCGCAACCTGAAGCTACGCCACCGGCTCAACCTGTTTCTGCGCAAGCACTTGCAGTTCCGCAACAAACACAAGGAACTGAGCATACTGCAAGATTAATTAAAGGAGAAAGAGTTCAGCCATTTGATGGGGTAGAGCCTAGCCCATTGCATGTATCCAACGAGTTTGTCTTTATGACTTCGCCGGAGTTTAATCAGTTACCTGAACAGATTCAAGCAATTATTGCAGAGCATGCCTTGAAAGAGAAGCGACTATTGGAAGGTAATCAACAACCTCAACCGCAGGCTCAGTCTCAACCACAAGGACAACCTGTCATTCCAAATCAAGGGGCTGTATAGAATCGTCAGGTAGAGAACTTTAAAAACTCATGCCGGATTGAGAGTTCCGTATAAACTCAAGAGTTAAATGCAACTAAAAAGGCATTACTCCAAGCTGAGCGAGAAGCAATTCTCCTTGAGCTTGGACAATCTCCGCTCGGGTTTAATTACGCGAGCTAGAGTTGCGTTTTTATAAAGTTTCCTTGTTGGCTTTATAGAGGCGGAAACAAAGACAAGGACAGTTTCAAACCTTTACAAGTTTTCTAAGCATGTCAACTTTTTAAAGTAGTTTATCTGTACTCGGGTTCGTTGCCCGACAGCTCCACTTTGTTACAATATTGGTAAAACAATGCCGACTAGAGAAGATATTGCCCAAATAAAGAAAGAACACCCCGGAATTACTTTCCGAGAATTAGGATTGATATTCAAAGTTTCCCATGTCCGCATTATCCAAATATATAATGGTGTTAAAAAGACAGAAGAATACAAAATGAGGAAGCGCCACGAAAGCCACATGCTTGATTCTAGGCTCAGAACTCCTTGTAGATTATGTGAAGCTGAAAGGAAAAGTTTGGTAACCCCTTTACATGCCGTCCAATATGCTATTTAATGGATGAAGAAGCGAAGGTGTGAGAGGCGAAAGCCGAATGCACCTTTTATTTTTAGGAAAGCATAAGTTCAGACAACGCCAGTCTGCATAAAACGGCGAAAAACCTATGCCATTAGTACCAACGGACGGAGGAAACGAAGTTCCTGATGCAGCGATTAAAGCATTAGAGCAAGGAACTGAAGCTCCGATAGAAAAGAAAACTGAATCTGAGAGTGAACTCAGCGAAAAAACACCAGCAGTACCTTTAAAAATTGAGGATAAGGGAAACGGTGTTCCTTTTCATGAGAACCCTGAAGTCCAACTATATATAGAGAGGCAAGTTCAAAAGAGAGTTGGAGAAGGGAACAAAGAATGGGAAACAAGACTAGGTAGGTTAGAAGAAAGATTAACCCATCCTAAGCCAGCCGAATCCACAGCAACATGGCAACCGAAAACGGAAACAGATAAGATAGCCATGCGGACAATAATTACTCAAGCGAAAAAAGAAATGCTTGATGAATTAAAGCAAGCTGATCAATCTCAGAGAGAAGAAACTGAGAAAGCTGACCGAGAGTTTTCAGATTGGTTTGGAGAACTTAGAACTTTAGGTCAACTTAAGACAGACGAGGACGAATTATCACTCGCAAGATTGATAGTAGAATACAAAATAGAGGACAAGCAAATAGCTTTGAAACTTTGGAATACAATCCAGTCTAAAAGCGAAGAAGGCAAAGAAGCAGGAAAAGAAGAAGGGATCAAAAAAGCGCAGGAAGCAAGGGTAGGATCAGGAAGAAAAGTCGGAGAACCCGGCGACAAACCTAGAACTTACCAAGAAAGAAGATTACAAGATAATACATTTAGCGAAATAGTGGACAGAGAAGTATCAAGATTAAATACTAATTAAAAATATATGGCAACATTTGACGATTATATTCAGAGCTTAACATTACACAGCCTTGCACCCAAGGTCTATGATGGTGTTTTAGGAGGCAATTTCTTAACAAACCGCCTCTTTATGAATGCTAAAACATGGGATGGCGAAACGATGAAGTTCGCTTTCATGTACCGCAAAAATTCTTCAAGCAAATGGTATGATGGAATGGATACTCTTAATACCACAAGAGTTAATACCAGAATCAAGTTATCCTTTGAACCTCGCTGGTTCTCTCAATCAGTAGTTATTGCCGGAACAGATTTGGATGTTAATTCAACCAAGGCCGGAATAATCAAACTCTTGGCGGCTGAAATGGAAACAGCTCAGCAATCAATGGTAGATTCAGTTGGAACAGATCTTTACTCTTTGCAGAATGGCAAGAAATGCCAAGGCATTGAGGATATAACTGATGATGGAACTGATACTACAACCTATGGTGGACAGACAAGAGCAACCTACACAGCATTGAACGGACAAAGAAATGCTTCAGGCGGAACTCTTACTATTTCCAAGATGGCAACATTGCATGATGATTGTTCAGCAGGAGTAATTGGTCCAAACATGGGAGTTGTACCGGAAGCGGTCTTCTCAATCTATGAAGGTTTGTTACAGCCAACAGTCAGACTTAATCTTGATGTATCAGGTTATCCTCAGGCAACAGCCGGTGGAGTAGCCGCTTCAAGAGCAGCTTTGAGAGGCGACATCGGATTTGATGCACTTTGGTATCGCGGAATGCCACTTGCTAAAGATGAGAAGGCAACAACCGGTAATCTATTCATGTTCAACGAAGATTATCTCGGATGGTATTCATTGCCAAGCTCTAGGTGGCAGGCAGTCAGCATGGGTAGCTCAGTAATTGACGGACCATATTCTAAAGGTCCAAGCAAATCTTTGAAACTATATTGGTCCGGTTTGAAAGAACCTACGGCCCAAGATGCAGAAGTTGGATTCTTTAAGATCGGGGGACAATTAATAAGCCCGAATCCTAGATTCCAAGGAAAGTTGACCGGTATAACCGGATAATTATATGGCTAATCCAAGCGGTTCACTAACAGGCTTACCAGTATTATACGGAGCAGATATTTACGATAATGATGCAACACAAAAATTTGCATTAGGATCTCTAGCTTATGGATACGGTGGAAACAAAGCTTACAGATATGGTAGAAATAATGCTTCTACAGCTTCTGTTGCAGGAAACTTACAGGTAGCAGCGACAGTTGCAGCTAATCATGTAAATCAAGTTGTTGATGTCGCAGCAGCCATCAACGCAATGCAGGTTGAAGTAAATCTCGGAGCAACGGCAGCAGCTAAAGACTTATATGCAGAAGGCGAACTTTGTATCAACGATGCAACCGGAGAAGGTATTTCTTACAGAGTTGTAGGAAATGATGCAATTGATTCTTCAGGAATTGGAACAATCTTCTTGGGAGAGCCAATTCAAATAGCTTTGGTAGCTGATACTTCAGAGTTTTCACTTGTCAAGAATCCTTGGGATGGCTTTGTAATCTCAGTAACAGATCAGTCAGACCAGCCAGTCGGAGTTGCAAACAAAATAATCACAGCATCTTACTATGGATTCCTTCAAACAAGAGGTCTTTGTTCAGTCTTGGCAGATGAAGCATTTGCAGTCGGAGTAGCAGTAGTTTGCGGAAGTTCAGTTGCCGGATCTTTGGAAGCACAAGATACAGATGAAACCTTTGCTCAAGTCGGAATTGCAAATCAAGTAGCAGTTGATACAGAACACTATTTAGTTTACTTAACGATAGACTAAGAGCAATAGCCAGTCTTTGACGAGCTATTTCAGGAAGACTTAAAATATGGGAAACGCAGCAGATTATATTCCAGCATTAAAATTCGGACATAAAATATATCCTCAAGATATAGCAGGAATGCTAGGTCTTCCTTATGTTGGTAATGTTTTTTATGTTGATCCAACCGCAGGCTCAGATACAGCCAACGCAGGCAAAACTCAAAATGATGCATTTGCAACAGTAGCTGCAGCTTATGCAGCTTGTACTTCAGGTCAACATGATGTTGTTGTTATTGCCCCAACAGGTGGAACAGGAAGAACCGCTGAAACAGCTTCTATAAATTGGGCTAAAAGATTTACTCATCTTATTGGTAGCGCTGCGCCAACTGCACAAGATGCCAGAGCAGGTGTCGGAATGGCAGTCAGTACAGTATTTACTATTTCTGAGAATGGTTGTCTTTTCAAGAATTTAACCTTCACCCAAACAGCAGATGTCAATGAGCCGGTAACAATTACCGGAGATTACAATTCATTTATTGGAGTTGACTTCAAAGGATCCTTGAATGCTACTACAGGAGATGATACAGCAGCTAGAGCTTTAAATTTTGATGGTGGACAAGAAAACTATTTTGGAGGCTGCACATTCGGACAAGATACTATTATGAGGTCCGCGGCTAATGCAACTCTTGAATTTGAAAATGCTGCTTCTCGTAATGTTTTTGAAGGCTGCAGATTTATTGCAGCAATTGATGCGGCAACTCCAGTTCATGTTCTATTTACCGGAACAAGCGCCATTGACAGATGGATTGAATTTAAAGAATGCACCTTCTATTCATTCTCTGCTAATGATGCAACGGCAATGACGGCTTGCATGAATCTGTCAGCACAGACTACAACCGGACATGTTTTAGTAACTGGCGCACCATATCTTCAACTTGGAATTACGGATTGGGAAGCTACAGCTTCCGGTAGAATCTATATGCAATCTTATACTGCAACAGCAAATGTACTTGGTTTAGCAGTTAAGCCAACAGTATCATAATACTATGAATAAAAAAGAAGTAAAAGATACAAGAAAAATTTGTCCAGTCTGCGAAGGCTCGGGCATGAAGAACGAAGACAAGGCATGTGATGCTTGCAAAGGTGCAGGCAGAGTTCTTGGTAAAAAGAAATAGTTGTTTTATCCTAGGGGATGGTCTAATGTCATAGGTTATTGCTCAAATAGAAAACTCACACTTTTCTTCCTAAACCGCAATAGACCAACCCTAGGAGCAAATAACTTATGGACAGCAAACTAACATTTAAGAACTGGACTGACGAAACTTTTGTTGGTCGTTTTGGTGGAGTAGATATTTCTTTTGCAGCAGGCGAAGAAAAGTCTTACGATTCTGATAAGCATTACATGCTTCTTCTTTTGGCGAAACAATTAGCTGATCAAGAGCTTCTAAAGAAAGTTAAATCAATTGGCCGCAATCCTCAGAACATGGAAACATGGGGTAAATCTCTTGATGAGAATGGACAAGTCTTCGTTATTACCGCGGAAGGCAGAAAAGAATACATGAGAAAAGCAATTGGTGGATTGACTGATCTTCCTGTAAAGTTCCCAGATCAACCGGAAGATACGGAAGAAGCCGGCGCAACAGCAAAGGTATCTCAGGATGTAAGCGCATTGCAGAAACAGTTGAAAGAAGTTCAAGATCTCTTGGCTCAAGTTGTTACCAACAATACCAATGGGCAGGTCCCATCTCCAAGCAAAAAGGTAGAAGTTCCATCCACACCTGAAGTAAAAGAGGAATTGACAGGATCAATGCTCAGAGATTCATTAATTGAAATGGCAAAGGAAAAGGGAATTGAAGTTACAGATGATATGCCCAAAGATGTGATAATCGCGAAAATTGCAGAAACAAATCAAGCAGCAGTTTAACAATTTAATTCGTCTGGCATCACGAACGAGCTAATGAACTATCTTGGAATGGATATTTCTGAGGCTCTTTTTTTAATTTGGGAACATTAAAAGAATAGAAAGAAGGATGCCAAAGATTATACCAATAGAAAGTTTAAATAGAAATCCTTTAAGAGAAGATCTTAGAAGATCAACTATTAAATAAATAAGAATTGATAAAACAATAAAACGATAAATTATATAAGATTCAATCATAAGTAGATTATATTATAGGTTTATATAAATGTCAAGGAGTAAATTATTATGGGATTATTAGATGCGGCTAAAAACTGGGTAGGAAATCAAATTCAGAATGTTGGTACGGCATTAAAATTGCCGGAATGGAACATATCTGAAAAGTTTGGCGTAACTAAGGCGTATGCTGAAGCTCCTAAAATATATACTCCGCCACCCAAAAAAGATTTGACTACAGCTCCTAGTCTTACAACTAAAACGCCAGTTGGTTATGTACCGCCTA